TGCCGCTCACCGCTTGCCTCCTTTATTTAGCAATGGCGTTCCGTTAATTACCGCCGTGGTGCGTGCCTGTGCGATGTCGCAGTAGTCGCGTTCTCGCTCGATACCGATGAACCGGAAGCCTTCGAGGATTGCCGCCTTGCCGGTTGAGCCGCTGCCAGCGAACGGGTCGAGGATTGTGCCACCGGGAGGCGTCACGAGGCGGCAGAGGTAACGCATGAGGGCGGTGGGCTTGACGGTGGGGTGGTGGTTGCGGCGCTTCGGCTTTGCTGTGCTGCGCCCACCGGGCACGTCGTCGCGCCATTGGTAGTTGTCATCGTCCATCGTGCCGCACTCGACCTCCTCCATTTCCTCGCACCCCTCATCCCTATCCGCCTTGCTCGCCTTAGCGCAGTAAAAAAAGCGGGCGGCGCTGCCAGAGTCGCAAAAGCCGGGTTTTGTGTCGCCGTAATGCTCTTGCTTGAATCCGCCACAATACGCCGCCGTATGCCCAGCGCGGCCACCGGAAGAAACGCCCGTTTGAGGAAACAGTCCTACAACCTCCTCGCTGCCGTCGTGGATGAGGTTCGCGGGCCAACGGCCTTGAGTATCAGGCTGGTTTGCATTTAATGGATCGTAATTATCTGGCAGGCCAGTTTGCGACGGGCGACCATTTGCCCTGCACTTGTAACCGCCGTTTAGTTCAACCCTACACCCATCCACGTTGATCGCCCCGGTCCCATGCTCCATCACATTCGCGGCAACCGTGCCCGTGAGTGGCTTGCGTGCCATCGTGATCGGTTCAAGGGCGGGTTTTAGAGCTGTGCCGAATCCTTGCCATTCATCCTTGAGGTTGTGCGATTTCGGAAAGCCACTATTGCCAGTGACAAACACCTTGCCGTTGCGGCGTGCGACGAACGCGCCGGATGGCACTCGGATGCACCAGACTTTGCCACGGTAGTGGATTGGCTCTACCCGCGCCAGATCGGGTCGGGTGAACCGTGAGCCTCGTAGAGTTTGTGATCGCGATTGCTCGCAAACAGTTCCAGATTCGCAATCGCATTGTCCTGTGGGTCGTGATTCCGATGATGCACCACTTCCGACCGCAGTAGCGGCCTCCCAATAGCCTGCGCAACAAGCAGCCGATGCTCCATAACATATCCGTCCTTGCGTGCCATCACCAAAAACTCCTCCGGACACCGAACATACTTTATCGGCTTGTAGTTGCCGTGCTTGCGGAAGTACGTCACGCCGCCCTTCCATGCCGGGTTGGCTTTCCCCCTCATCCTGCTGACGAAGTTCTCTTCTGATTCCTTCGTCCACGCCGCGCGGCCCTTGTGCGCGTGCTTCGCCCATTCCGCACCACGCACCCGCCCGTTGCATTGGCGGGAACAGAACACCGTCTCGTACTTCCTCAGCCACGCATCGGGTCGCCAAACTTCCTTCCCGCACAGTTGACAGGCAACCGTTTTCCCCTTTCGCTCTGCCATTGGCTTGATCTTGCCGGGGTTCTTCGGCACACACGCACGGCTGCAATACTGATTCCTTTTCGCTTGCTCCTTCGTGTGGCATTGAAATGGATTCAAGCAAATCTTGCACGTTTTCCAGAATGGGTACACGCGCTTCGCGTTCCAGTGTTTCGGCGAAGGCGAATGAGTAGCCTCTGCCTCGTTCAATAATGCAGCGATGGTTTCTGGAGACGATTTGGTCTGTGTGATCGCTGCGAATACTGAAGGCGGTATCGTCGTAGTCATATTGGACAAGCTCTTGAATTGGCTCCCATTGGAACTGGTCATGTTCGGCATTGTAACATAATGCGAGACTTCCAACAATGGCTTTATGGTATTGCTCCCACCGTCCGTTCACCAGAATCTCAGTGTCTTCGCTTAGGCACCCGTACACCCAAGCAATCATGTCGCGAATCTCAAACCCCGCATCCTCGATTCGCACGCACATTCGATGCTGCGTCCGCGTCCCGGCAAACGCGAGTAGATGCCCACCTGGTTTCAGCACTCGCAAGCATTCCCGCCAAATGTCCTCGCTCGGTACGTCGTAATCCCATTTCTTTCCCATGAACGCCAAGCCATAGGGCGGGTCAGTGACAACGGAATCAATCGAGCAATCCTCCATTCCGCGCAACACCTCCAGGCAATCGCCGTGGTGAATTTCAACCGCTCCGCATTCCGACTTCCAAATTGTCACCGCGCCGCCCTCCTCATTGCGTGGAAAATCTCTAACGCCAACGGTCCATCCGCTTCCGGCTCCGATTGCTCGATACCGTCTCGCCATTGCTGGTAGTGAATCAACTCATGCGCCGCTGAGCGCAGAACGCTATCCACCGTTCGCTTGCGACATGCGAGCCATATTTCCGCCGTCGCATCATCAAAGTAGAAAAGAGCGTCGCACATCGAGCCCGCGAGCCACACCTGTTCAGCGGCCAGCATTCGCACAAGCACCCGATGCCGTACATCCGCGACGACTTCACCGCACCGTAATCCCCGAGCGACACGAGAACGAAACTCCTTGCTTAGTTCGTTCGTCGTGTCGAATACGGTGGGGATGAGCGGCATTACGCTACCCCCGCAAATTCGAGCAACTTCCCTTGTATCGCCGCGACATCGCTATCGTTGTAAAGCACCGTTGATTGTGCCCGTATTGCCGCGTAAGATTGCTCGCTACGATGCCCGTTTACCGCACCCACGCCAGGCCGTTCGATGTACGCCATCTTGCCGCCAAGGAGGTGGATTAACTCGACTTCCTCTGGAAATCTGACATCGGTAAACACGACGTTCGTTCCCTCGGGCAGCGAGTCTACTTTCTTCCTTGCGATACTCACCCAGCAATCGCTGCCGTGAATTTCGCGGCCCGCCTCAGTTCCGTAGCGCTGGAGGAGTTCACGCACCTCGGGAATCTTTTTCGCCTCGTCCCAGCCGTGTTGAATTACCAGCCACCCCAGCCGCACGTAGTGATTGCCGAGAGGCACAAGCGGATTGAGTTGCAAGAGTCCGAGCCGCAACGGGTCCGCGAATGCGATGCGATACCAGCCGTGCGCCAGGAGGGCTTTCGCGGCCTCATCCTTGCCGCTACCTGGCGGACCCGATAAGCCGACCACACGCCGTTGAACGACAGGCAACCGCTCCCCCGCCAGTTGCAAAATCTCATGCGCCAACGAATGCACGCCGGTCGTAAACGCCGGGTTGCATCGCTTGCGGCAAAGGCTAAGGATTTGGTCGAGGACAGTCACTTGGCACCTTCATAATCTCAAGGATTTTCGCCGCCAGTTTGCGCGCCTCTGGGTCCCGTTCCGCTTGGCAAAGAGCGACGATTCGAAGCAGGTCGTTTTGGCATACGTGAATGTAGGTCATATGTTTAGCGGTCTCTTACCTTGCTAATTAACATCCACGGCTTTGTATATATGTTTGTTATTCCGTTCGGTATGATTCCTTGTCCCAGATCGCACGACACGACAAAACTTGGCTGTGCTGATGAATATTGTATATCTACTTGGCACCTAACTTTTACCACTGTTTCCGCCGCAAAATACCACAACAGCGAAAATGCAACTAATTGGTGTTTGTCGTCTGTCATATCGAACGTTTGGGTCTGAGTAGCCCCTCCCATAAACATGCTGACTCTCGCCGACCTATTGGAAAGCGGCACTGGATAATCGCTAGAGTCTCGCCAAAACGATGTTGGTCCAGTGTAACCACTGAATTTCACCCAAACTTGACCATCCACGCGATACAGTCCAGATTCTTTGGTGATGAATGTCCCGTCTGTGTATGGGTCATTTCCGCTAGGTATCGTGGCAATTAGTTTATCAACTGGTAATGTCGTTGTGTAAATTAAATTCGCTGTGAAAGTTCTCTCCGTAACGTTTGCTGGAGACGTGTATGTTCCAGAAAACGTTCCTTTTTCGTCTCCGTTTTCGTCGCGAAAGTCTAGTTTATATTCGGGGAATTGCAATCCATCGACAATGCTTGCATCCTGATTGATAGCGTATATTGATTGCTCACTTCGTGGTGGAAAACGCTGCCTCCGTTGCGTCCTCAACGTTGGCATTTCTGAATAGAGAACCCGTCGTACCGTTTCCTCTAGTTCGCGGGTCGCCTCGGGTGAAATCAGATTGCCGGCCATTAATTATTCTCCTTGAACCCGCGCGGCAAATTGAGCGACGCGAACCGCTTTCGTTTGTACGGCTCGAACGGTGGCAATAACACCGGATCGTTGCCCACGGGTAACAACGCGCCAGAACCGTTGAGCAATGCGGCCGACACTAGCCCTTCTATCTGTACTCGCTTTGTACCCTCGATTTTATAAAAACCGTAGTCATACAATTTCAGGTCCCATCCCTCGGGCTCAATCGCGAATTCCCATGTTTCTTCGTAATACCGTTGCCCGCTCGAAGAAAACATTTCCGTTGCTGTCCCTGGCACTTCCACCTTTACGGTTCCCGGTGGATTTCCCCAGAATGTGTCGCTGTTGATTGTGTCCTTATACTCGGAATTCTTTCCGGGGTCCGACTTGGCTACATTGCGAACAATGCGAATACCAAACTTGGTTTCGTCGCGCTCTTGTGGCGGGTCGTATGGTTCGCCAGCGCTGGAAGCTATTAATTTGCCTTTGCAGTCCTTCAGCATCGGTCGGCGAACCTTCATCGAGAACGTGCTGCACTTTGGTCGCCAGTCAAGCGGGTCCTGTTTTTCCTGGTTTGGATCGCGTTCGAGTCCTTTTGTCGAATACTCAACCGTTACTTGCCACACCTTGAGCGAGTCCTCGGAACTCTGTAGCGAGGCGCTGGCCGATTGTGCGTACATATACGGATCAACCGAGTTGCCGAATTGGTACGACTCGCCACGGCGGGGAATGCCGTTACCGGCAAGCACAATAAGAAAATCGTCTCGCCGGTCGTCGGTAATCACGCGATATAGCACCGACGCCGAGCGTTCGCCATCGATGGTTCCGCCGCCTGTGCATTCGAGTTGTTGTACGTCCGTTACCGCCATTATTTTTTGCCCCCAGCCGCAAACGACTCGACAGTGCCGACACCCTTGAACGTGGCCTCAAGACCGCCCTTGGCCATCTTCGCCAGAGATTTGGCCATCTCCTCCAGGGTCTTGAGTTGCTTCTCGTCGATGGTTGTTTTTGGTCCACCGCCTGCCATGTTTTTAATGATTGCGCTGTACGCCTCGCTCGATCCAGCCACGAGTGCGCCGGTCGGTCGGTACTCTTGCGGTTTCGCCTGTTCGCGGAGTGAACCAATAGCAGAACTTGCCATGTCGCCAAGTTGGCCCGCCATTCCCCAGCCACGAGCCACAAGCCCCTTTGCAGAGTCCAGTCCTTTCAACGCTGGTCCCTTGATCGCGTCTGAAAATGCGCCGGCTATAGACTTGAAGAACGTGGTCGGAGGTTTAATTTTTTCCAATCCTTTGAGCGCTTTGTCACCAGCTACGGCATTGGGTGCAACACGCTTATTGCCGACGATTTTGCCATCGATGGCGTCAAGTTGCGAAGCCATCTGCTCTTCGGTAAGCCCCTTTGCGGCACCCTCCGCTTTTGCTGCGCGGATAGCGTCAAGTCGCGATTGCAATGCTCCTATGCCTTGTTTGCTGCGACCAACAGCGCCGAAATCTTCCATCGTGGTCGTGCGAGATTTTTTGTACTCACCTATCGGCGAGCTGCCCCAGTTGTAAAACTCCTGCGAAGCATCAACAAAGCCCGCCGCTGACTCACCCCAGCTACCAATCTCGACGGCGATCTCTTTCACGACCGACAAAAACGATTGAGCCGCCGCGATAAGCCCAGGCAGTTCCGTTTCGCGAAATTTGGTGAGGTAGTCGTCAAGTTGGTTAAGCCCGCCCGTGAAATCAGCGCCAAGCAGACCCGAGGCGAGGTCCTTAAAAATAAGGTTTATTTTTTCATAGATTTTATCGAGCGTACCGCCAGTTGTTCCGGCAATTTTTTCCATCATGCCGCCGAAATCTCGTTCAGCTAAATCAATGAGCGAGTTGCGAAACAATGTCGCGGAAATCTTACCGTCTTCCATCGCTTTTGCGACGTCTTTGACAGGAATTCCGAGATTTCGCGCTAAGTCCTCGCGCAAGTTAATGCCACGCTCGGCAAGCTGGTTGAACTCTTGCCCCATAAGCTTGCCTTTAGCGTTCACCTGACCGAACGCAAGAGCCAACCCCGCCAGTTTTTCATTGTCGCCAAGCGATAAATCGCCAAGCGTTTTCATCGCCGGCAGTAAGTCCTCGGTGGCAATCCCCATGCCTTTTAGTAGGCGAATATTGTTGGTAAGTCCTTGCTCGTTAAATGGTGTTGCGAGCGCAAAAGCCTCAATGTCCTTCATCATCTTTGCCGCTTTGTCGCTCGATTTGAGCATCACCTCAAACCCGACTTTTGCCTTTTCGGCTTCCATTGCCAATTGAGCGCCGAATGCAATTTTCCCTGTGATCGCATTCCACGCCGAAGACATGGCGCCAGTGATGGCATTCGCTGCGACCATTGCGCCGGTATACTTTGCGATAGCGGATGCAGCCGACCCAAACGACGACTGTGATTTATTTCCGATCTCTGTGATTGCTTCGCCAGTGCTTCGCGTCTCGCCGCGTAGCGAGTTGAGCCCTTTAATCACCTTGGCGATGCCGAACTGGAAATCAGCAACGTCGAACGTGGCTTTTGCGCCTAGTGTTGCTACGTTGGCCATCTCAACACCTCGCTTTCATTTCCTTTGGCGAGCCGCTGCTCTTTGTCCTTGCGTTGCTCTAGTGTCAGCCGTTTTCGCGGTCGAAAATCAGATGGCCCAAGTGGTGACGATGGCGGTGACATCGAGAAATTTGCCATCGTCGCCCCAAGCATTCCGAATAGGTCATAATCATCTGGCAGCAGTCCGCGAGTGTCGGCGATTTCCAACTCTTGCAGATCATCGCTATCTAGCATTTCCCGTAGCACAGGAAGCGGTGTACGGTAAATGAGCGATAGTTTTAACCAGAACTGCCACCAATCCGAATCTACTTTTTTTCGGCTTGCTCTTTCGCTTCTTTACTCGCGCCGATGATTTTTAAGCACTCATCAAAAAGCGTGTCGATGATCTTGGCGTCGCCGCTGTCGAGTTCGTCCATTTCTTGACGACTAAACTCGAAATGGTTGCCGGATTCATCGCACAAGCACAACGCCACGAGATCGCCGCGCACGTGCGGATTGTCCTTGGCGGACGACTCCCATTGGGTACGTTGCCAAGCCTTGATACCGCCGACGTAAAACGGCGATTCAATCCCCTCAACAGTCACCGCAACCGGCTTTTTCGCCGTTGTTGCGGCACGAATGCTATTTAGGATTTCGCTCTTACTTTGCATCGGTCGTCACCTCGGCTTGCGTTGCTTGCTCGTCTTGCCACGCCTTGATAGCCGCCGTCACTTGGCGTAGCTCGTGGTCTTGCAATCCGTGCTGCGCGATTGGCGAGCCCGAGCCAGCCAGGCCGCAGTAGCCTACACGTTTCGCGACGCCGTTCTTGCTCAACGGGTGGTCCGTGATTTCCACGGAATAGACTTCGTTCAGAAACGGGACAATTTGTACTTTCATGTCACACCTTACGATGCAGAGGTATAGGTAATGGTGCCCAAATATTGGATTTTGAGCGTGCCGGTCATTTTGTCTTCAAGCGGAATCGTTGCGTCGTAATTTTGTAAGCCGCCACTACCGGAGATGGTTGCGCCGTTGGTTCCGCCAGCAGGAATCGGGCAGGTGAGAGTTACGGTCTCAGTCACACCAACCGGGAACGTAAGCGATGGATTATAGTCGTACTCGATTTCCATCATGGTGTTTGATTTCAAATCGCCGAACATCGCCGTACGTGTCCCGGTTGTGCTTAGGTTCGTGGTATCAATTACGGGCACTTCTGGCCCGGTGATTTTCACGCTTCGGATTTTGGGAGTGAAACTCGACGACGTTCCGAACGTAATCGTAGTTCCAGTTCCGACATCAACAGTCGCGGTCGCCATGGCAAAAGCCTCCTAGGTAAGCTTGGTTTGGTACGTAATCATCAAATCGATTGAGCGGATATAGCGCCACACGTCCGCGCCATCGTTGGGCGCGAGTGCTACGCCGTTCGCGTTCTCCACAAAACAGTTGCGGACATGCACGCCGCCCATCGTGGTTTGCTTGCCCTGCATCGTGCTTCGCACAACACGCCTAACAGCGTTCGCCGACGCCGCACTTGCTCCGTAGCTGTCAACCTGTATGCGAGCCGATGAAAGCCCATCCGCGCCTTGCATGTGATAACTCTCTACATCGCTTACCTCGCGGTAAACGATGGCAGGCATGGTGCAATTGTTTGGCAGGTCGTCAGGGTAAATCCGCGTGCCCACGAGCGCGGTAATTGCGCCCGTGGCGAGCAGATATTGACACACCGCCTCGGCAATGTCGGTTCCAGCCATTACGCCACCCTCGCTTTCGCCGCGCGGCGTTCAATGACTTTCTTCAACGCTGCCGCCATATAGTTGCTAAACATCTGGCGATGAGCGTCGACAGCGGGACGAAGGAACGGTCGCGGCTGAACGAAATCTGTAGTTCGCAACGAACGCAAGTGGCTTGGCATGATTGCTACGTGAGCCGCGCCGCGATGCGCTACTTTATGTCCAAACTCGACAAGGTGAGCGATGTTCTGCGGCACGTACTTTCCCTCGCGAACAATCGTCTTGCCATCGACAGGATCGACCGAAACCTTGCGGGGGGCGACAAATCCCTCTTTCTCTCCGCGAGGGCCGATGTACATCACCACGCGGCCTTGGTTGCGATATACAAGAACCTTTCGAACACCAATAGACTCACGAAGTAAACCTGTAATTTTCCCGTGTCCCGGCACAAGCAACGAACGAGCGGTACGAATCACCGGTTTCGCAACCGCTCGCATCGCCTGAGATGCCGCCGTGAGCGTACGTTCCGGTAGTTGCCGCAAGAGTTCTTTTAACTCCGCGTCTCCCGTGAGCGTAATCGATGGCATCTGATTAGGCATTGGCTTTCGCCTGTATTGTTAGTTTTTCGCGTCGTCCGTCCGTATCGAGTACGGAAACGACATTCAAAATCAAACTTTCCGAAGTCCAGTTAATTCGGTCACGAGGCGTAACCGTGAAAGCGCCTTGCGGGTGGTGCATTTCAATTAAATGGGTAGTTACATCTGACATTTGTTGACCACGCTTCACTTCGCCGCCCATCACACTATCAATGTGACACGGAACGTCGGAAGCAATCGCCGCCCATGACTCTGTTATTTCGTTGGTCGCGGCGTTGTTACCTGGCGTAGATCGCTCCACGTCGCACACATGTCGCATTGTTCCGATGTTTCTGAGCATTAGAACAACCACCAATTTGTCGACGCCCAATTAAACGCATACTGCGTAAATTCGTCGCCAACTTTATAGGATTCCAATAGCGATTGAGTCGCCATCGGCACCTCGTTCCACACTCCTTGCGCAACACTCTCTCGATGCTCAAACCAGTGGCCGATGAGCAACAGCATGGCTTGCTTTAGCCCCGCTGGCACGTTGACTGCCGCGTCGCCGTAGCCCGCCACATACTGCACTTTGATGGCGTCCGCTTGGTATCGCGAATAGGGAAAAATCACCTGATAATTGCAGGCAATCCGCCCCGGTTCGCGTCCCGTGCTGACTGTGTAATTCGTGTTCGCCCAGGTCTGTTCAGTGCCCTGCAAATCGATGTACTTCACAAATGTCACCGATTGCAGTGGCGGACGTGGCAAGAACATCGCCAGTTGTTGGTATGGGAATCTATCCATCGATAGTTCCCATGTCGTGGTGATAAATGAACGGTTCGTGTAGTCCTCGCACCATTTCCGCGCCGCTGAAATCATTGCAGCAATGCGAGTATCGTGAGCCGTGACCGCCGACGCCAAGTTAAGATGTTGCTTGACGTCGGCGGTTGAGAGCGGCTCAACCGATGGTTCGGTGATAACACGGAGTCCGTACACTACGACACCGCCGCGCTAAAAGGAGTTCCCTCGGCTCCAGTGCTGGCAGTCACACCAGACACCGCCCATACATTCGTCGCAATGTCAATCACGTCGATGTATTCGCCTACCTGCGTGCTGCCGGTAGTCGTACGATTGAGCGTGATGGTGTCATCGCTCGAACCAGCGGCGTAACCAAGTACAGCCGCCGAATTGTCGCTAAGAGTAAGAACTACGCCCTGCATGATGTCGGAGGCATTGGCAACCTGCACCTTGTGCGAATTGCTCGTTGCCTTGGTCGAAATCACAAAGCGATAGCGAACGCCAGACCCGCTGGAAGCTGGCAATGTGACTACGCTACCAGCCGCCGTATCGAGCAAGATAACCTTGCCATCATCGGCAGCCGTGAGCGTCTTGGTCGCGCCAGCCGCAAGCAAACGCTGTGAGGCATCGACCACGGCAGACACATTGACCGTGCCCGCCATGAGGTTGCCAACATCGGCATCAAACCAAATTGCAGCCATCGTTCAGCCTCCTAGGTTGCGGTGGAAACGGTTTGGCCCGAGAACGTCATGTTGCCGACTTGCCAGCCGGTCCCGTCGCTCACGAACTTGAACATGCCGCCGATCTTGTGACTGCTCGTAGAGAGCGCCACCGAATCCGCCGCAAGGTCGTTGTCGATGATGAGCTTGTCTGCTGGCGAACAATTAACCGTTAAGTTTTGGTCTGCCGCCGAGCCAACGAGTACCCAATTTCCAGCGCCGAAAGACGCCGCATCGGGGAGCGTGATCGTCACAGCGCCAGTAGCGCCGCGATTATTGAAAAACTTGCCCGCGTCGTTGACGCCGAGCGTAATATCAGCGGTTACGTTGATGTATTCGTAACCGCCTCCTGGTTGACGATAACCGGCCATTAAATCGGCTCCTTATTAGGCGAGTTTGAGACCCTTGAACGCCGCCGCTTGAATCGCGCGAGCGTCTAAACGCTTAAAGCCGATGAAGGCGGTTTGGTCGGTGTCGCGATAGCGTTCATCGAGACGATAGAGGCGAATGTTCGCCACATCGCGAATCAGGAACTTCTCGAACGCGCCGATAACAACCAGCTTTTGCCCGGTCGTGAACGTGCTCGACATTTGCTGATTGATGGTGACAGGCTTGCCGAGCAAGGTATCAGGCGCGCCAGCGATCAAGCCGGGTTGCCAGAGGTATTGACCAGTCGAATCCTTCAGTTTGCGGATGAACTTCAGAACCGTGTCGTGCATCATCCAGCCCACGCTTGACATGTCGCGATAGGCGGGATCGAGCGAATGGAACGTGTCAATCAGGTCATCGGCGCCGAAGGCCGTGGTGGTCGCGCCTTGAGCGCTAAACGTGGTTTCCGTCACAACGCCTTTCGGTTGGCTCGTGCCGGTTCCGGTGGTCATGTACGACGCTTCCACGCGACCAAAACGCTCGGCGAGAAGCGAAGAAATTTCAGCCGACAGGTTAAACGCCGAGTCTTCCAAGATTTCTTGCGAAACGAAAATCGGTTTCGATGAGAACTTGTAAGCCTTGAAAGTGATCGCGGCAAAAGTCGGGTCTACCGACGTGCCAAACGTGGTGGCTTCGGCAAGCAATTCGCCCGTGTTGCTCGTATCATCTACGGTCGGGTAGGGCATGTCGTTACCCGAGTCGGTCTTGAACACGCGGGCCACGTTGCGGACGCGAGCGAACGCCAACATCTTGCGCTCGAGTTCGTACATGAAGCCTTGCGGAATCGTTTCCTTACCGGCTCCACTGGTCGCGACGTCCAGACCGGCGCGAACTTCGCGAGTACGGTTGGAGCCTTGGAAACTCCAAGCCGGTTCGCCGTATTCCACTTTTCCGCGAATTTCGATTTCTCGAACAGTGGGATTAAAGCCCATCGCGCGGCAGGCGTTGCGTTGTTCTTCGTTGATTTCCTCGCCGCGACCCACCTTGAAATAGGCTTGCAGGGCGAGCCCGCGAACCTCATCGGCGGTTCGGGCGGCTACTTCAGGGTCGGCTTGACGACGATCATTGGCGTCCACGCCTACGCGCCGGTCTCCACGATTGGCGCGATCCTTGGCTTCCAGTTCGGCGAGTCGAGCCACGCGAGCAGCTCGGGCTTCCTCGCTCTTGTTGAGCGCGTCGAGTTCGCCTTCGACACCCTTGATTTGTTCGTCGAGACCGTTAGCACGGGTTTCGACGTCGCTCGTCCAGTTTTCCGGCGTGATTTCACACACCTTGCGATATTCGGCGATTAAGCCGTTTCGCTTGTCTACTAATTCTTGCTTCGTGGGCATTGATGCCGCTCCTGTGGTTGCGCCGGGAGCGGCTAGTAACGTAAAAAGCCGCGATCACCGGCAGTTTTTGAGACTGCTGGCAATCGCGGCTTCTTGGGCCGGTCGATTGACCGAAAATTGAAATGTCAGTGGTTATTTAACCACATAATTATTCATGCGTCAAGTATTTTCGCATCTGAATTTGATGCACATTTCGTTGATACGTTAAATATTCACGTTCCGCCTGTTCGTGGTCGTCGCTACGCATCCCAACCGACGTGCCGCTATATGCCGGTTCCGCCACAGGTCCGACGTCCAGCAAATCGACGTCTTGGAGTTCGCGCACATCGTACGATTGCCCGCGAGAAATCGGCGCACGCTTAGCACGGAATCCAAAAGACGAGCCGCGAACATCGCCACGCTCGACAAGTGTCGCGACATCGTTGCCCGCCTGCGTATTCGGCAGATCGATTTCATAGCGCAAGCCTCGTTGGTCAACGAATAAACGCAACGTGCCAGCATCACGCGAGCCGAGAAGCTGCGTATGGTTCCACATGCCCTTAACATCGCGCGGGCCGCCAACTGCCGTCGAAAACGCTGTCGACGCGACACGCTCCTTGAGCCCTTGGCGTAGTTCGTATTCCGTGCCCGGGTCGTCGCTGCGATAGAATACCGCCGCGTAACCGTGTAGCACTCGCTCCCCGCTTTCACGTTTCTCGATTTTCAGACCATCGCCTAGATAGCTTCGCCGTTCCATGTTAACGCCTCCGTTTTCGTTGCCCATTGATGAATTACAGCCGGTAATTGCTCGCCGCTCGTGGTGTTCGCGATATTCCGCAGCTCGGTAACAGCTTGCTCCACGATGGCATCGTTGCCGAGAAGTTGCCGAGATTCGTCGCGATGACTGGCGAGGTTGCCATCGATCCACGTAACGAACGAATTTGCGTTGTTTGCCTTGTGTCGCGCGTTGCTGCCCAAATGAAACACCACCCGGGCGAAATTATGCCGTTTTTGTACCATTTCCGGCGTTTCTTGCTGCTTTTCCGCTGGTTTTCCTTCGTTTTCGTGCGGTGTTTCGTCCTCTTTTTCGCCCAGTTCTGGCGGCTCTTCTTGCGTCTCCGCTTGGCTAGAATGGGTGGCGGGATTGATAAATTCATCGCCACCGTCGTATGGTGGCAAATTGAAGTCCTGTCGGGCTTCGTTCGGGCACTCGATCATGCTTCCGATCATCGTTTGATGGTACTGCGCACGTTGCAGCGGGTTCATTTTGAGTAGTTCGCGGACATCATGTTCAAACCAATACTTTCGACGGCGCTTGGGGTCCAATAGTTTTTTATTGCACTCTTGTGCAATCGCTTGCAGCCAGTGGCTTAGTGTGTGATCTAGGTAAGCTTGATTGTCCTCGGTCTTGCTGTTGTAGCTCACTGAGTCCGATAGTCCGAGTTTGCTTGGCGCGATATTGAACCACCTCGCCACCTCGCGCACCACCTGTTCCGCCGACTCAACCAGTTGCGATTCTCGCGGGCTTGTTTGGGCTTGGTGAAACTTCGCATTGTCGCGCAGAATCACGGTTTTGAATGGATTGTCGGTTCCTTCGTACTGCCGCTTGAAGCCTTCTTCAACTTGGTCTCGGGCGGGTTTACTCATCGCGGCAGGCAACTCCAAAATACCGCCCGTTCGCCCGCCATGTTTGAAGAATCGCGACCGGAATTTATCGTGAGCCAATGCCAACCCGATTACATGCCGAGCGGTTTCCACGAGGTTTACAGCGGTCATCGATTCGTAAGCTGGTCCGCTAATATGCAAGACGTCGCGGTAACTGTGGGCTTTTTTGCTGTCGCTCGCCGTGTCCTCGATCACCCAATATTCACCAGCTCGCCGTTCCAACGAGCATCGCGATGGCATCAAGCGTTCGAGCGACTCGACACCCATGTCATATAGTTCGCGGTTGATTTTGCAGTAGGCGTTACCGTAGAGCATCGCCTCTACCATCACGGTGCGCCAAAAGCGAAAGGCGTGCTCATGCTCGTTTGGGTCGCACTCCACAAGCTGCGTGAGCGGATCGTCTTCCATCTTGTCGTGAATGCCGTTGCTGTAGCGATAGAGCGCCAGCGGGAGCTTCGCCACGTCGCCAGAAATAAGGCTGATTGCTTGCCACACCGCGCCACATGCTAGGGCGTCTTTCGGCTTGATTGAGTCGCCGGTATACGCGAGAAAGGCCTCGCCGAACACCTCTTCCCACACCTCGGGAGCGTTAAGTGGCAGATTCGGATTATTCAGCGAAAAGTAGGCAGAGCGGGATTCCGGTTGCACATGCACACCCGCATAAACCACCGTGGAATAGTCCATTTAGCCCGCCTCCAATGGGTTTGAGTCGTAAAAGCTTACCGCTTGTTTTTCAGCGAATAGACACCCTTGAAACGCCATGATGAGCGCCACAGCCGCATCGATTTTGCTGGCGATGTTTTTCTTGTTTGGCATCACGAGCCCATTCGCGCCAGTCGCGTATTCAAGGTTGCCAATTTGCCACGCAAGAACAGGGTCGCCACCGTGAATAATGTTCCCAGCCAAGCATTCATCCTGAAATCGTTCGCACGGTTCGTTGTATTTGTTGGCGGTTTGGGTGAACGGGAAAACCTCAATTCCTCGGGCTTGCAGGCGGTTCATTAACTCCGCAGCTCTATTCGGGTCAAAAGCCCATTGCACAACGTTGTAAACCTCGGACCACTTAACGATTTCCTCTTCAATTTCGTCGTAAAGAATCAGGTCGCCTTCTATGACTCCGAGCCGCCCTTCGTAAATCCATGTCCTGAATGGTTCGCGGTCCAAACGCAAGCGACCGCCAGAGCATACCCACGACTTGGAAATCGTTTCCCAGCGTGTAGTTTTTCCGCTCGCATCGCGGATAGGGAAGCAAGCCGAAATCGAAGTAAAGTCCCGCGTTCGCGAAAGGTCGACGCCGCCGCGTCCCTCTTCCCAGAGAGTGTGTTGCACCAGCTTGTTGCCACGCTCCCAGGCCTCGGGCATGATGGCGCGAGAACTAGCGGAACTCTTGACGTTGCATTGGTAGCGTATGAATTCGCTGAGTGCTGTCGGTAATTCCTTTGCCCTCCGTGCCTGCGAAAGGTAATAGTCGTAAGGCACCGTCACACCCAGAGACGGATTAGCCTTGATCCAAACAGCCTCGTTAAATGGGTCGTCGCCATCGTCAATAGTGCAAATGAACGGAAAATAGGTATCGTCGCAAACAGTTTTTGTCGTCACTGATTCCGCCACCCAGCACGCCATTCTGTGTTCTTCTTCCCAGAGCAAACTAGCATCGCTGCCCGCCGTGGTGATGTCGATCATCAACGGTTGTTGTCGTGCTGCCATACGCGACGGAAGTTTGCCGCAACCCTCGCGGTGAACCTCGCGAAATGCGTGCAGTTCGTCGCGAATAATGGCATGGGCATTAATACCGTCTAGGTTTGGGCCGACAACAATCGGGCGAACAATGGAATGGTTTTCTGGCCATTCGATACGATGAGGAGCTTTATAGATTTGTGAGCTATCGCGAGTGTATTCACAGCCCTCAACAAACTTAACAGCTTGGTCGTAGAGAATGCGAGATTGATTTAGTGTCGTGGCAACGACATACACCTGCGCACCGGCCTCAACCGGATCGTCAGCCATTGCCAATAGCAACGCCAACGCCGCCATGAATGTCGTCTTTCCTGCTTTCGCTGCCACGTTAATGTATGCCCTTCTAAAACGTCTCAAACCATCCGACTTACGCTTCCAGCCAAATATGCTCCAAATGCAAAATGCCTGCCACGGTTCTAGCTGCAACGGCTTACCGGCAAATTGTGCGCCCTCAGTGTGCTGCCAGCCGCCGAACATAGAGCACATGATTTCCGCTGAGTCCTGGTCAAAATAAATCCCGCGTTCCTCGCCGGTTTCTAAGTCCCATAAATGCCGCTCAACCGCCAACCGTTGATACTTGCCGACCACTCGCGATCCGTCCATTACGCTCGCTATGTAGCCCTCTATCAATCGGCGATAGTATGCCCTGTCCACACGTTGCTTAGCTTCCTATTTTCTTTCGGAGTGCCTCAAACGGGTTCGCCGCCTTTGGCTTTTCTGGGACGATTCCCATGCCGTTTCGGCTGCCAGCGTTCATTCCCATCGCATCTTCGAACCTCTTCATCTGCACCGCTAAATCGTTGGCGATTTTTACCTCTGGTC